CTCATTGAAAAGGTCGAGACAGTCCAGACAAAGCTAAACATTGCTGTTGTGGACAGAGCTCCTCAACCTGCCCTCAACAGCAAAAAGGAACGCTTCATCCTTGTCAAGAGAGACGATCCTGATTATCCTTACTACACCATCAGAGCTCAGCATGTCAGTGCTCAAGCAGCTTTGAGAAAGCAGAGATCTTGCTACTCTGAAGTCACGATCTTGTTGGATCTCCCATTTCATCCGAATTCCAAGACGTTATACGTCAGGATTAAGGATCAGTTGAAGCAAAAGGGTGTAGAATTCAAACTGTGCAAGTTGTCTTTGACTGATGCAGAGATCGACGAAGACGGACTTGTCAAGATGATGAAGGGAATTGATGCAGAGAAGAGAGATGTTTAAAAGTACGATGATTTTATGAGGACAATCTCATAAAATAAACTTGTTCAAACAATTGTTGCAAAAAGCCTTGGGAAAAATCCGGTTTCTTCAAGAATTTTCTTTTTAGCTTCGCGAATATATTGTATTCTTTCATTCCACAAGTCTGACTCAATCGATTTTTTTATGATGCCGATTGACTCTTCAACATTATTAATATCTAAGAACACATAAGCTCGAGGATCTATATGTTCTTTAATATCTTCATGCCCATGATAAAAACATAGAGTCTCACATAAGATGGCGTCTATTAATTTTTCGGTATAATATCCAGGTAAAATTGCGTTTTCACAGTTAAATGTGTACTTGTATGGCATTAGAGCCTTATCTTTTTCGTACCATGGAAGAGACCCTTTATAATCTTTCCATTCAGACATGTCTATTCCGCACACGTTTGAACCATATGAATGCCATGGTAAATGGTGCTGAGCTTCTTTTGCGAAATTGAGACGAATTGTGTGTCCTGTGTAAAAGTTTTTAGAGCTCAGAACCGCTGAGATTTCTTTATCAAAAGATTTAACAATCGATTCGCCCATTAACTGTGGTAATGTTTTAGAGATATGCCATTCGTTATTGTTGTAGTTTCCTGGTAAATGTGAAAACCGTGCTTTTAATAATTCTGGATTGTTGTGGATATATTCCCAAACAGAATCAACAAATATTGGTTCCATTTTCATGAAAATAGTCTTCTTCAGGTTTTTGACGGACGGTATTGGGTTGCGACCTGTACTATTCACAACAACTATATAATCAGCATCATCTTCAGATATTTCATCTCCCACCATCTTCAGAGTAATCCCGTTTTTTGTATAAGCCCGCTCCCCTGTCCCCATCTTATCCCAGATTGCCAGCAAATGTTCGGCTGAACACCAATTGCACATCATTTTAATTTTTACAATGCCATCAATGCCATCAATGCCATCATCAATACGTGTGCTTTTTCCAATTCTAGCATGGGCATAATTATTTGAAAACCAGTCATACGTTATTTTCAACGAGTCTTCAATGGGTGTAAATTTAAAATCTGGAAGATATTTCAAAAGTTTAGAATTATCAGATGTCTTGATTTTCTGTCCGTCGTTTGTTTGATCCAATTTAATTATTGGATCAAAATCCGCAACCTTGCAGATCATCTTTACGCAATCAATTATCGAATACTCTTCTTTTGGTGCAAACGTTATAGGTTCTCTTTCTTCATAATGGTCTATGGCCCAAATTATTAATTTCGCAATATCACTTGAAAAAATAAATTGCCGTAATGGGGTACCAGAACCAAGAACTTCCAACTCTTTTGAATTTAAACTCTTTGCGTTGTATATTTTATGCATTATACTCGGAATGATATGGCATTGTTCAATATTGAAATTGTCATGGGGACCAAATATGTTGCATGGAATTATTGATGTAAATAGTTTGTCCCTGTGCTTTTCCATATAACACTTGTTTAAAACATCAATCATTCGTTTTGAATATGCATATCCTAAATTTGTTTGGTGTGGAAGGCCTTGATGAAGCTGTGTTTCGTCAATGGGATACCTGTCCACATGTTCTGGAAAAACACATGTGGACAAGCAACTCATAATTTTCTTAACACTCTCTGTTTCTGCTGCAGCTTTCAAGACATTGTCATTCAGTTGATGATTCACCCTCAGTAACTCTAAGTTACTCCGAATGTTAAAATTTAAACCCCCAAATACTGCGGCAAGATGAACAATATGCGTTGGTTTGATATTTTGAAAACATTTTTTCACTTCTGAGAAAATCCGCAGATCTGTTTTTGAATCTAGGAAAACCCATTCGTCGGGTTTTACAATTTCTTTTTTTAAAGCGCTCCCTACTAACCCGGAACCACCTGTAACTAAAATAATACGTTTATTACTCATGTTTTTCTTACATTTAATTTGTTTAATTCGTTTAATGACGGGCATGTCAGCGTAAACGATATAAAGGATTGAGTGTTTTCGAAAATGGCAAATATCGCTGCGGTTATTATGGTAAAAAACGAAGAAAAATTTATTCACACAACCCTCAATAGTTTAAAAGGGCAAGTTGACGGTTTGATAATGTACGATACTGGATCGACAGATAAAACAATTTCGATTTCGAAGAAACTCGCGAAACAAAACGAGTTAAATTTCCACCTATTGAGAGGCGAGTTTGAAGATTTCGCAACCTCAAGGAATCGTCTATTGAGATTTGCGGACACTTTCGATTACGACTACTTGCTTTTGCTCGACTGCAATGACGAATTAAAAGTTTCCAACTCATTAAAAGAAATTCTTTCTGACATTGATGACATTGATGACATTGACGTTTTCCATGTACAACAAAAATGGTTCATAGGCGGTACAACAGACACATTACAATATTATAGTGCTCGATTGATAAAACCACGCAAAGGGTTCGAATATGAAGGGGTGGTCCACGAATTCTTGAAAACAAACGGTAAAATTACCAAACTTAATGCGGACGATGTCCATATTTATCAAAATAGGGCAAATGGAGACGATAAGTCGTGTAAACGATGGGAAAACGATCGTGTTTTACTTGAAAGAGAGTTTCTAAAAAGTCCTGCAAATAGCCGAACTCAATATTATTTGGCACAGACATATGATTGTTTAAACATGAAACTGGAGGCTAAGAAAATGTACCAAGTACGGGCTGACAATGTTGAAGGGTTTCAAGAAGAACGGTTCCTCGCAATGATGAGAATAGGAAGACTATCGGAAGAAAAAGGGGAAAAGATTAAATGGTTCTATAAAGCGTATTTTTGTGATAAACGAGCTGAACCGTTGGTCGAACTCAGTAAAATATTCAGAGATGAAAAAGACTTCAAAATGTCTTTTTACATTGCAAAGATTGCGTGTTCCTTAGAATACCCAAATCGAATTTTCCTGGTAAATAAAAAATGCTACGATCACGATAGATGGCAAGAAATAAGCATTTCATCTTTTTATATAGGAGAGCTTGAAGAAGGAAAAGCAGCGTGTTTAAAATGTATTGAAAGTGGGTATGAAAAAACCCTTAATGAAGATAATTTAAAATTCTACAACTGATATTTTTTCAGTTCATCTGATATAAATGCGTCTATCTTGTTAAACGGAACAGTATAAGGGACAACAATTAGTTTGACCCCGTTTTCTTCACATAATTTTTTCTTCATTTCATCCCTGTACTTCATATTATAGTACGCGTCTTTATTGTGGTGGAAATATGGAATGTACTTGTAGTGTTGTTCTCCGTTGTATTCAATGGCTATTTTAAGCTCGTCACAATAACAATCAAGTTCTAGGTTTTGTCCACTAACAGAATTTTTCATAAACATAGGACGTTCTTTTGGAAACGGCTTTCCAGTAAGACTTTCGGCAGCTCTCCTGCATTCTGATTCACCCTTGCTTTCAAAAGGCTGACGAGGTTTTGACGGTTCTACATTTTTGAATTTCTTTTTGAAGAGATTCCACATATCTGCTGTGTGGTCAACATACGTTCCACTATTGTTTGAAAATATATTTATGATAAAAACAATTAGAAGAACAATCAACGCAAATATGAAGAACATTTTCTCTGAATAAAAGGCCATTTTTGTATTCAGAAAATTGATTATTTTATTTTTCAACAAGACAAGATGACAAGACAAGATGTCCACTTTAAACTTTGATTTCATGGATGATAGTTTTTTTAAACAGACACCTAGCCAATTAAAACAAATTGGGGAAGTATTTGACATTCATCCAAATTTGTTCACGTTAACTTTTAAAAAATTAACCGAATATGCGTCAAAAGCTAAAATATCTCTTCCATCAAATTCGAAAACAGTGACCATAAAAAAAAGAATTAAGATTATTTTTTGTTAGGGCCTCGCCGGGCCTCGTAAATGTTAGGGCCTCGTAAAAAATTGAAAAATATTCATTGAGATTTCTCAATAAATAAAACATGAAGAATTGCGGCTGTAAAATAAAAACATGGGCGTATACAGGGAGACCTTTTGAGTCATACGATAAATGTTGTAAGAGAGCTGGGGGTGTAATAATACATGCGAAAAAAAAACAGGTTTTAATGGTGCAATCACGCGGAACCTTTTGGGGATTTCCAAAAGGTTCCAAAGAAGGAGACGAAACACTGCTTGAGTGTGCAAAACGTGAAATTTTAGAGGAAACATCTATTGACTTACCAATCGAAACTGAATTTCTCTGTCACAACCGAACACGTTATTACATCAAAATAGTAGACTCAAAGCCTAGAATAGATATAGAAAAAATCAAATCTATAGAATTCAACGACTGTACTGGGATTGCATGGGTTGACATAGATTGTCTAGCGGGTTATAGCAAAGGCGATTGTAGCTCTAGCAAAATGGTATTAAATTCTTCTGCCAAAAAAATCATTTCAAGAATCATCAAGAATAATTTGATTTAAAGAATTTCCATTCTTTAGAAAATGAGTGATAAGTTCAGTTCAAAAGTCAAGTCATCAAATGCACCAGCATTTTACAGGAAACTTGAAGACAACGGACCCAAATGGGGAAGCAACGTCAAACAAAACCCCGATGGGTCATTTCCATATGACTCAAAAATGCACAACACGCGGCCAGATGCTTGGAAATCTATGATTGCTGAGCGTATGGCATGGGCCCATAAACCAGAAGTGCCTGATAAAATTTATACTAGAAAAGCTCCAGAAAATTATGCAAAAAGAGCAAGATTTTAAACGCGTATGACAACGCGTATGACAACGCGTATGACAACAAGGCTCCAGAAAAACTTTTATGACAACTTTGTCATAAAAACGGTGCTTCAAGGGCTCTAAATTATGATTGAAAAATTCTGATTACTTTTTCGTGTGGTTCTCGACACACTGGACATTTTGCGACACTAAATGCGCATTTTACGCATGTGCAAACATGCCCGCATGGAATAAATACAGCGTTTTGTATATTTTCCAAGCATATTTTACAACACTTTTCACCAAGCACGTCGTCTTCACCAAGCACGTCGTCTTCACCAAGCTCAGATTTACCAAGCACGGCGTCTTCAGATTTACCAAGCACGTCGTCTTCAGATTTACCAAGCTCAGATTTACCAAGCACGTGTTCTACAAATGCGACACCTTTCATTTGTATGAGATATTCACAGTTTTTATAGCACCTTGCATGCTGTTCCCACGGATCGTCTTCAGGTTCCCAATCTTTCAGCCCACCTCCACACGAAAAACATGTAACTTTATCACCTTTTCCTGTATAGAAAAAGCCGGCGTCGCTCAACTGTTCCGGTTTTTGTTTCAGCGCCTTCGGCCAATCGGCAAAAGATTTCACTCGTTCCGACTCAATCATATAACTGGGGGGGTTGTCACTGGGGCGATTGACGAATGCAAACAAACTCATGACATTTTCATTGGGTTCTACACGGGGTTCTACACGGGGTTCTACACGGGGTTCTACACGGGGTCGGGGTAATTGTGAAGTGAAATTGTGGAAAAAGTCACTGAAAATAATCCCCCTAGAACCAACAACCTCATCGTCATAGTCATCGTCATCGTCATCTCCTCCTTGTTCGGTTGGTGAAGGTAATTGGTCTCTCAGGAGGTTTTCATCAATAGCCTCATTATCTGTTGGAAGTCCCAAAATCAGCGGACACCTATTCTGTGACCATCTGATATGGTCTGCTAAAACATCATCGCCTTCTTCCCACATGCCTATTTCGACTTCACAGAAAAAACATTTAACTAAATCACCTGGCCCGTAGTAGAAAAATCCGAACCGTGCCAATTGATGTTTATCTATGAATGAGACGGGCCAGGAATGGAATGTGTTTAAACGATTAAGTTCAATATTCATTTTGTCTTTTTAAACTTTTAGTAAAAACGGATTTTCAATTTTTCGCTCGACGCATATCACCCGACCTCGATCTATGAATGATACGGGCCATGAGTTGATGTGACCAGTTCTCATAAAATGTTTTCTTTCTTCATAAAATGGACCCAATGAATAAATTTTTGGAATCTCAAAATCCGACTGTAATTACAGAGAATTACAGCGTATTAACCGCCGCATCTGATTATTTAAATTACCATGGTTTAAGCACACCGAGTGGCCTCCCATATGTAAAACTGGCTCTCGACACGTATTTAGGATCGTCAGGAGTTGAAACAAAACTGCCGACAATGAGTGAGTACCTCTCAAATCAACAGTGTATCATTCTTCAAGAAGTCATAGAAGGGCCAACGATTGAAAGGTTTGGAGATGATGATGAGATAATTATTCCTCCGCTCAATACTGATGTGAGGTTCAGTTCAATATTGCCATTATATCAACCAACTGAATCTGAAAAAGAGGCTATATCATTCTCACATCCAAATTTAATCGTTAAAGAGGACTTTACAGCTGGTATAAATTTAAACGAGCGGGAAAAAGTCATCCCGCCTTTAAACACCGATATTAGATTTTCAGAAAATCTTCCGTTGATGGACTTCATGAGTGCCGAGGAAAAAGAAAATATCCGTAAAGACAAGAAGAAGTATCTTCCATGGGAGCACGACCACCCATATAGAAAGCACCCCAAAGGCTTACACATCCATGACCATATTTATGAAAACTTCTCGTGGGCTATCCCCACGAAAGAAGACACTCTCCTGGATTTGGTTAAGAAAAGTATAATCCATGGTGTAACATCGCAACACGCATGTGGATCTTGTTGGGCCGTCTGCTTTGCAACAACAATGAGCGACTGTTTTGTGGTAAGCGGCGCAATTGGGTGGGCCCCAAAAATCTCAGCAACATATCTGATGGCAAAAGTTCCAGTCGGAAAACTGCACAATATGTGTTCGGGGGGGAATCCCGCTGCTGTTGCTCCTTATCTTGAAAAGAACGGAATTGCCGATTCCTCATGTGTTGACTATTCTTGGTGTTCCGGAGACACAGAAGTGTGTAAAAGCGTTTCTTCCGCCAGACATTTTGACGCTAAATCTTTAGCATCAAAATTGAATAAAAACATCCCAAAACCTGCATCGTGTTATATGGGAGACATTAAAAGATGGCTGTATAAACTAGACAAAGGAAGCGATTCTTTCTTTATAAATAAAAACGCACCTATTGACGTTTTCAGAAATACAGTTCGGTCACATATCCTGGATTATGGACCTGTTATAGGGGGGTATGTTGTCTTGAAAAATTTCTTTACTGGGGATTTTACAGATCCAAAATTGAACGGAGGCGTGTATTTTGATCGCGCGGATTACAACAATTATCGAGGCGGAGAACTCACGTTTAGCGACCATATTGCAAAAGAAGCCTCAGGCCTGCACGCTGTTAGCATAGTTGGCTTTGGCGTTGCAAAAAATATTTTATATGACAACAATAAACGAGGCGATGTTCCTTATTGGCATTGCCGTAATTCGTGGGGGGAAAAATGGGGCAACGACGACGGCTACTTCAAAATAGCAATGTACCCTTTTAACAAAGTATCTCAGTTTGACAAACAAGTGATGACAGATATCGGAGGCCCAATAGGCTCAATGATTCTGATTAGAGCGACACAACGCCCTGTACAGGCCAAACTCGGACAAATGGACGAAAAGTTTCTCAGACAAATTAATCGCGAAAAAGAAGACTCGTTTTACAAAATGGACGCAGACGAATTTAGATTAAGAAACAGAGAAGAACTCTTAAATATTGATTTTGAAGATGGCAGCTTTCAGGACATGGATGAAGACGATGACAAGAAAACAATCCATATTGTTCGCATGCTTATTCCAATTTCCGTCTTGATCATATTGGTTCTATTTGTTATGAAAATGCGGTAATCTAAAATGGTCCTTCAGAAAAACATTTCGACTTTAAAGGAGTTCGAAAAAGATCGTAATATTCGAGAAAGGTTTCTCCACGAATTCTCCGCGAATTTTTAAATGTCACACCATTGTAATTTTTATGACCTGTGTCATAAAAACTTAAATTTTACAATGTCTTTCCATCTTTTTATATACACTTCCACCTCTTTTGATAGGTCGGTTTGTTATTGGATTGTGTGTTTTATCTGCTCTCCATTCCATACAGTCCAATTTGTTTGGAATTGTTCGAGATCGACTGCGAGATCGACTGCGAGATCTCGATCTAGAGCGATATCTCGACGGTCCCATTTTGGACGGAGGCCCACATTTTTTTTCAAGCTTTCGATATACAGGACCATCCCGTCTTATAGTTTTGTACGTTTTTGGATTCACAAGCGGGTTGCCGTGCCACTCGAAACAATCTAGGCTTGGTTTTCGAGATGCGAAAGGGGGACCACACTCTTTTTCAAGTTTAGAGTAAACACCGCCGCCTTGTAGAATATATCGATTTGAACGAGGATTAATATCTGGATTATTTCTCCATTTATCGCATATAGACATTTTTAATAAGAAAATATTAATTTAAAGAAAAACTTGAAAAAACAAAAATGAATACAGAATCGTTGTGGAATAATCCCGATATTGAAAGAACTATTGCGATCTTAGACCCTGAGTTGCGATTCAAATATCAAAAGTTTGCTCAACAATTGTATAATAAGGCGTCAGATGCAGATCCTCAAGTAGTCGCCATTGAATCGTCTTCTCAGATCAAATTGATGTTAAGAGACGGTCTACCGGTCGAAGATCTAACACCTGAAGAGAGGCAGATTTTTATAGACACGTTTGGGGAAGAAGCCTTAAAAAAATATGAATGATTGTATTTAACTTTTATGAGACTGCTCTCATAAAAATGATAAGCGAGTAGCCTCGCTGATAGCCTAATGGGGTGGACACTAACGAAGTCTCCTGACAATTGAAACTACCCTGGATCAATTCTTTTTAAACTCGCAAACAAAAATGCCACGATTTAATTTATTAAAAAATACATGTTCAATTTGCCTGGACAATGTATATCTGATCAATCGAAAAGTGTTACTATGTGGACATTCGTTTCATAAAAACTGTATTACAAAAATTTATAGGCCGAACTGTCCATTGTGTGAAACATATATTTTTAGTGATTTAGAAGAAAAACTAATAAAATTTGGGATGCGAAATCAGAAGCATAAAATAATAAAACTTTTCAAAAGTTCATCAGATTTAAATATAAAAGAGCTTTATAATTTTGCAGTTGATAAAAACCTTACCGATTTGATTCAATCAATGTTTTTAACATGTGATTTTTCTCAAGTATTGGTTGACAATCTTTCAAACTATGAGTTGGTAAAATTTCTACTTGAAAAGAATAAAAATAATGAAATTTTAATTAACTGGTTCAAAACATTTAATGGTCTAAGCATTTTTGAAATAATATATGATCAGAATGTCGGTGAAACAATCAGAGATCTTATTTTGAATCATTTTCCTACATTATTTGATTATTATCCTCCAAAACCGTCTGCCCCATCATTTGATCCATCATTTGATCCATCACCTATTGCGTAGGTCCTGTAGGTCCTGTAGGCCCTGTCGGTCCTGTAGGTCCTGTAGGCCCTGTAGGTCCTGTAGGTCCTGTAGGGCCTGTAGGGCCTGTAGGGCCTACCGGACCTAATTGATTTTGAGGTTCCCACTGTTTCCTTGCAGCGTTATAAACAAGAACTTGTCCGTTTACTGGAGATCCTGAAGAAATCGGAATCCCATTAATTAATAGCGCATTTTGACACTGTGCAATATCCACCAGAAAATCTAGATTACTACTCATGTTTTTAAGATGACAAGAAAAATTCTTTATCATTTTAGTATTTCACTTATTGATTTGTGAAACGTATTCAGTCTTGAAAATGTCTGATATAATATCGTTAAATTCGAACATCCTTTCCAAACTTGAGAAAGAAGAGAGAGTAAATAATGAGAAACTTGAAGCTATTGAAATTCTAAAAAGCAATACGTCTGATGTGAAAATATTGGATGAATTAAACAAGTTGAATGCTGAAATATCTCTTGATCAATCGAAAAATATTTTTATTGCAAAAACATGCATGATTATTGACGAGTATAAAAATATTCTAAAAACCCCATTGTCTAGGAACAAAGAGGAAAGTTTACCATTTATAAAACGTAAAACAGACCTATCCCGAACATATATTGAGATAGTCAGAGAATTGATACGAGAAAAAGAATGGTCTGATATAATCATCCAGAATGTTAAAAATGATGAAGATGACAAATGTATTATATGTGATAACAACGACGAAGAGTGTTTTGAACTGAATGAGTACAACCAGCGAATTTGTTTAATTTGTTCGACGCAGCAAACATCTATTGAAACTGGAATTTCTCACAAAGACTACACGCGAATAAATATTGTTGGGAAGTTTATTTACAATCGGGTTTTGCATTTTCAGGATTGTATCAAACAATATCAGGGGAAGCAAAATTGTAAAATTCCAGACGATGTGTATAATGCTCTTGAAGCAAAACTGAAATCACACAGACTTTTATTAGATAACGCACCTAATAAATATATAAAATATTCAAAAGTTACACGAAATCATATAAAGATATTCTTGAAAGAATTAAAGCTTACAAAGCATTACGAGAATGTCAACCTTATATACTATACGCTGACGAACAAACGAGTTGATGAGATTTCGCACCTGGAAGAAAAACTAATTGAGGATTTCAAAGATCTTGTAGCGTTATATGATGAAAATCATGGGAAAGACAAGCCCAAAGAATTGAATCGTAAAAATTTTATGAACGTGCAATATCTTCTTTTTCAATTGTTAAGACGTCACGATCACGCGTGTAAAATTGAAGATTTCACAATTTTAAAAACTGTTGATAGGAAGTTGTTTCACGACGACATTTGTAAAAATCTATTTAGTCAATTAGGGTGGAAATTCACACCAACATTTTAAGGGACGCGCATCAAAAAAAAGATGTCATAATAAAATGCTTTCGATATTTTTAATACTGTTAATCGTGGCTGTTGGGTTATTCGCTGCACAGAGCGTTAATAGCAAACCAAATTTTAAAAATTTAAAATGTGGACAGAAACTTGAAGAAAAACGTTTGAAACTCGGGGATCTTGAAACAAGACATTCGAAATGTCGCCTAGACATTGCCACTATTCAAAAGGGTATTGATAATCCTCCGCCACCCCAATCTCTATTCTACGGGGGTGGCGAACCAGATAATTGTTTAAAACTCGAAGAGATGCTTAAAAGCATTGAACGAACGAAACTTTCATTGGGAGATTGCTCGAAATTGAGAAAATATAAAATGAAGGAACTTCGAGCTGTTATTGAAAAGAATGGGAAAATAACTGATATTGAATTTAAAGAAATTTTGAAAAAATTTAATATTTCTTGAAATTGAAAATGGCATGTAAACGAATTTCAAAAGCAGAATGGGATTGGAAGAGTGGTGAAACGAGAACAGTTAAAATGGGATCTCTAACTGTTCCAATGAATTATTTCTCTTGTGGGACGTACTATTTTGATGGGGTATTTCAAGTTGTAAAATTTCCTAAAGGATTGCAGTTATATCACGGATCTGGCGCTCTAGCAAATGCAAACGTTGAATTTCCTATTGGTGCAGATTTTTATTCCTCGAAAAATGCAAAACCCGTTGACCGAATACAACTGGTTAAAGAGTTGGAAAGTAATCCAACCGACTCGGTGGAATATTCATTAAGTAAGTTTCTCGATATTTCGGCTGGTTGGTTTGCCGACCCAAAAGTTGCGAGAACGTATTCTCGCCAAAACAAACAGTTCTCTCAAATTTGTGGCGATAAGTGTGTTTTCTCGTATGAATTAATTAAAGACGCGACTTTCATCGTTCTTCACAACAATTTCAACATTTGGAAATTGCTAAGCGATATGTCCGTGCCTCGAACAGCGAAAGAGCAATTACTCTTTATGTACAACCTATCTCCGTCGGCTGTCTTAAAATCTAAGCTAGACAATGAAAATTTTGGCGAGATCGCGATTCTTGACAAAAAAAGACGATCCTACAGAGAAGTAGATTTGCCTTTCATGAAATGGCTGTGTGGATATTTGCCGAAAGACTATGCTGGTTATGCCGCAAACACCTCTGTGAAGAACGGCGAGCCATATTTTCATTTAGAGTTTGCTTTTTGCAATCCAACAAAATGGCTAAAGAGAAATATGGATAATCCAATTGATTGGCAGCATAACAATATTTTAGAACATTCAAGTGATATTATAAAACTTTTTATGCAACAGCTGTCTTATTACAAGTCCATAAATATCGACTTTCATGCTGGAGATCTGTTAGAACACTCAATTTGGACCTTGCTTTTTACAGAACAATTAATGACAAATCTTTCGTTTACTGAATGGGGGGTTCCTAAAAAAAATGATCAAATGAGAATAGCTGCCGCAGCGTTTTTACACGATATTGGAAAAATGGTGCCAGAAGAAGAGCTTAAGCGATCTAACGACTACATTTACTATTCTGTTCCAGACCATCCTAGAATTGGAGGTGATTATATTCGAGGAAAAAGGCCTTTACCTCTTTTAGATGGAAATATGAACAAAATAGGAATTTTTGATATTCAATCACTCCTTGCGTCTTTCGGATTTCGGCAAGAACATGTCGAATTTCTTGCAAACATTGTAGATCTTCACTGGGAATTCGGGAAATACTTACAAAAATGGAAAGATCCTGAAGATATTGAAACTGTTGACGCGTTTATAAACCTCGTAAAGAAATCAAATTCAACGTTTGACTTCATGTATGCTTTAATAATTATATCTGTCGCAGATGTTCTTGCAAGTCAACCATTCAATGAAAACAATTTAACAGTTGAATTAAACCATCATTCTAAATTCTTCCCCTTTATATCAAATGTGCCAAAAAAGTATAGAGGCGGGAATATCGCGGATCAAACTGCTGTAAAACGAAATTTGTTTGCAGAAACTATTTTAAAAAGAAGTAGGTTGGTTCTAACCACACCGATGGAGATGTTTCAATTGAGTTAAAGAAGGGTTTGAAAAGATAAAATGAAGAGGGATATCGATGTAGAATTTGTTAATCTTGAAAACATCATTAATGGGCTTGATCTCACTCAAAAAGCCAAAAAGAGTTTGTTTAAGCAGGTTGGAATTATCCGAAAGTGCTGTAAACCGAAGAGATCTAACAAGGTCAGAAACGCGAATCAAAACTCAGGTCTCCAAAAGGCTGTAAACATCAGCGACGATATGGCCAAATTCGCCGGTTGGGCAGCAAGCGAGTTACACTCTAGAGTTGAAGTCACCAAGGCGATTTGTTCGTATATTAAGACGAACAACCTTCAGAAACCTGAAAACAGGAGAATTGTCTTATTGGACACCCGTCTTAAAAACCTTTTAGCATACAATGAAGATGAAATTACATATCCTCATATTCAGAAATACATTGGTATACATCTAATTAAGCCAGTGATTGAAGAAAAGCCGGAACCTGAAAAGAAACCAAAGACGAAAAAGTCTGCAAAAAAAACTAATCAATAGATTGGCTTTTTATGACTTGTCTGTCATAAAATTTATTATTACAGGAGCAACAGGAGGGGATACCTGGATTTTGGAAACGTTAGTTTATTGAGCACATCTTTACGTGGAATGACTGTCACAAGATTAACACCAGGAAATTACAGGATTGCTACGGTCCATTTTAACACACTTTGCCGGAAAACTATCTTTCCTGATTAAAAACAATGACTTCATTAAGATTGAAAACTTCAGAGATCTTGAAGAACTATATGAATATGTATCCAAGAAGTATTGTTGAATATTTCTATGAGTACAACAATGACGATGAATGTAAATTCTTGTACAATAGTCTACCTGAA